TCTGCAGGCGCGTCATCTACCCAAGTTGCACTGTCTCCGCTGTCTACCCAACCCATTTATTAGCCTTCTTAATGCTTGATTGTTATACCTATATTAATGCAACAAAAGCGCATATTGCGCCCTATTTAACTGCTTGGTCCGTTGATAATTTCAGTAAAGTCTCGAGCCCAAGTTTGCCAATCTGCGTACTCTGACGGATCAGGAACAGGGTACGCAGCAAAGGTTGGAAGCTCTGCAATGCTTTTAGCTGTACTAGACCATGATACTTCTTCACCATATGGAACTGGTTCTTGACCATAAAACATAATCAAGTTACCGTTCCAGTCTTCCCAGCTCATGTAATCTGGGACACATGGAAAAAATTGTTGAAATGCCATTACGGCCTTTCGTCACCGTACTCAGCGGTGATTAAATTACGACCCATTTCATAGTTGCCGTTAATTACGTTTGACACAAACTTTAAACGAATTAAACGATACTCAACCCGCAAGTCAATCTTACCGGTGTCTTGGGTAAAGTAATATGGTCCCGAATCTTGCTCGTTTTGACCACCAGCAAATTTACGACCAATAATAGTCATGCCCATTGTGCCCGTTTGCAAGAAGTTAGGCTCAACTCGGCGTAAGTGCATGCGGCGATTAATACCTTGTCTTGCGTCTTGACTTGGGTTACCAGTTAACCAGCTAATATCGCTGGTTGTAATACTAGAATATACAGCCTCTTCAGTATTTAGATTAATCTGATTTTGACCAAACTCATGCTGCCAAATATTAAAGCCACCAACAATAGGATACACAGATTGTCCCACTGCTACAGTTGGTGAAAAGGCAGTACTGCAAGTAACCAAAGTAACACCTGGTGTACCAATGGTTGTGTTGTACGTGTTAACACTAGTCGTTACTGTGTACGTAGCTTGATAGCTATTTGTTGGTGTAAAGGTAATAGAACTACCGGGACTAAACCTTGGCGTCTGGTTACCAGCCACATAAAACTGACTAGATGTTGGCGCTGGCAAACTAGCTGGATTTGCAATTATGGTTTGTGGCGTTTCAATAATGGGCTCGTAATTTGAATCAGCCCAAATTGGTGTAGGGAAAACTTCTGTGGTATAACCGCAAGAGCGTTGAGCACCTTGCGCAGAACCTGCGTCGTACCACAGCTTATCTTTAACGTTATAAATAATAGCGTCATTACATTCTGTTTCTGTGCCACGCGGATAAAAAAACCAAATCTCATTGTAGCGCGGTATTTTAGTTGCCCATACTTTTTGACGTTGTTGGTAGTTGAGGTTATCAAATAGCCAGTTTACGTTCTTATCATTTGGCAATACACTAACTTGACCATTGTACATGTAGAAGCGGTCAACGCCCATCCAAAAGAATACACCATCCATTTCAACTATTGCAGAGGATGACATGATGGAGATTTGGCTTGAAACAATGTCGTATCTCCAGTACAGCGGAGCTGCTCCGGTAAACGAGACACGAATTAAACTATCTGTGGCCCAAAACAATCCTGATGGTGCATTAGTACCGCCTCGAACTGGCATGCCCTTTACAATTTTAGAACTGGCAACGTTAGTCTGGTTAGCTAGTGCCCCATTCCAGTCATAAAAATTTTGATCTGTGTACACAGTGCTTACATTATTGTTTGCAATGTACCCGTTAGATCCATATACAAAAATAAACGGATACAATACACAAACACCACCGTCAACAGAAATGGTTTTATAGGTGGGGTTTTGTCCTAAGCTATCAGACAGTCCAGTAAAATTCCATTGGTTGGCAGTCGTTGGTGTAATGTTACCGACTAACACTTGGCTGACAACACCGCTGTCAATATTTTCTAAATTGTATCCAGGGTGGGTAATGACTTGTAAGTTGCCACCAAGGGGGCTAAAGTTTGCATCAAACTGCCACAGCAAACGATATGGACCCGCTTTTGGGTCTGGTGTAAAAATAGAGTTAGCTACCCATGCCTTAGTTGCTGTGCCGCTAAACGCTGGGGAAAAAGTAACTACCGTGTTGGTACCACCAAAAACTGCAGTGGATACTGTGTAAATAGTTGGGCTAACAGACTGAGCAAAAATAACTTGCGTAGTAGCAGGAAATACTGTTGTTACGTCACCCTTTACTGTAAACGTAGTGGTGGTATTAGATAACACCGTGGCAAAAGTAGTGCCCAACAGCATGTTAGCTTTATAAGGACCACTACCAGAACCGTAAGTTATTCCAGTGGTAAATACATCTAGCTCGTTGTAGTTACCAGCAAAAATATAATTAATGCCGTTGTTTGGCTGTGAAAACAATCCACGATAAATACCAACAAGGCTTTGGAATATGGTGCGGTAACCGCCCATTTTCTTGGCGTCACCACGCTGAAAACGGCACCATACGCCGTCTGTAAACTCATCAGCTTGAAAGACTGTACCATCACGTTTAATCCCTGGCGGTATTGCAAGGGAGTATATCTGTGTAAACTGTGTGGTATCTTGTCCGATATTATCGGCTGCCATTAGAACGTTCCGCCACTAATACTGGTTGCTGTTAAACGTGCATTTACTGTTACCAATGGCTGCGATAGATTGGAGTTGTCTAACTTCATAATCTGATTTGAATTGGCTGTCAATCCTAAAATGCTAGTACCAACTAAATACATACCAGTGGTGGTGTCATTGTTAAACGAAAATGAAGGAACTGTTTGCGAACCATTTGCTGCGTAAAACAAACCACTAGCTGCTTGTGTCAATAAGTATAAGTTAGTACCATCGCTTAGCACAGTAGCAATATTTCCAGCGGATACAATTAATGCTGGAGCGCTGCTTCCTTGGTTTTTAAATGTAACGTTGTAGTTAGTATGCCCAGTGTTATTAGACAATACATACAGTTGTGTAATAGCTGGCAACGTTACGGCTAAAGTTGCAGTACGGGTATTTGATTGGGCAATGTAAGTCTGAATAATTGGAGCAAAAGCAGTTAAGTCGTATGTTGTGCCAGGGATAGCATCTACGTCGTACGTTGCAGCTGTAAAAGTAATGTTTGACGGTGCTGTAAATCCAACGGTATAAAAACTGTTTGTGGAAACGTCATAGAAAATAAAACCAGAGTCGCCGGGGTTTGCTGTAATAGTGGTTAAACTATTTAGCAATGAAGGAGACTGAGGATTAATTGTTAGTGCGCCAGTTCCGTTGTTACGGAAGCCAATGAACCAGCCAGCGGATAAAGAAGAACCAACTGGCAAAGTAAATGTACCAGCGCCACCACCCCATACAAAGGTAGCAGCACGACTGGCATTGTTAATTGTTGGAGCAGATGTTACGTCAACAACGTTTTGTGTAGTTGCCAACTGGCCGCTAACAGTAGTTAATCCAGCTCCAGCTAAAGAGGCAGCGTCCGCTACAGAAGTACCAGCTGCAAAGGTTACGTTGTTCCAAGTTCCAGCTGTTGTAGTGTTATCAGTTAGATAGACGTACTTTGATATGCCGATAGGCACAGTAAAAGAATTGCCGCCAGTGCTATCAGTGACCAAGAAAGAATAGCCGCCCAAATTGCGGAAGAGAATATCCGCGCCAACGGTACCTTGATTCCCAGCCGGCAAAGCGATAGATAAACCGCTAGCAGTAGGAGTACAGTCGATAATACGAGCAGCAGGTACTTGTTGTCCATTTACGGTCGCAGGCCAATATAGTTTTTGATTTGTGCTAAAAGAAAGCGGATAGTAGGATACGTCTGTTGGTGTTACAACAGTTCCTGTAAAGGGTGAGGTATAGACTGGTGTTGTCATGTTTATGGTTCCTGAACCGAAGTATTTCTATCAATGCGGCGAGAGTTGTCTTCTTTTTTGAGCGCAGCAAGTGAGTCTGTGTAATAGCTTTTCCAAACAGGCAACTTGTCCAAGGCTTTTAAATAACCCTGTGCTTGTAAAAGGGTGCCGTATAACATAGCCTGTGGTGCAATTGCGGTCCACAAATTTTGTTGGTTTTCTGCGTCTAGTGGCTGAACTTCTGCGTAATAAATAATTTCCACTGGATATGATTGGTCTGGTAGGGGCGCAAAGTTCCAGTTGTTGTAGTCATAGTCTGCATAATATAAAGGCAAACTAGCGGTTGATTCGGATAAGTACTGAGCCACGTAATCTTGGCTACGGAGCAGCATCGGCTTACCGTTTGTCTTCATTGACACTGTTTTACGCCAACGAGATGGTTTGTTTAATACAGTTTGATTCTGAGCAAGCGAAGTCTCTACAACAATAAGTTGTAAATAAGTTTTTAATTCAGCGGCAATAGATGACTCGGCCAACGCAATTAAGTTTGGAAT